TTGGGGCCAGGAACTATTCCTGGGTAGCCTTATAGTTATTATTTTTTCTTTTTGCCTTTGGTCATTAGACCACCTTTGTTTAAACTAAAGTTACCAGTCTGCTGTGCATTCTTTAATTTGTTTGTTACATCCTTTAAGTTTTTCTCTGTCTGTGCTTTGTTAGAAGGGAGAGAGCTTGCTGCGTCAGTTACAGGATTGCCAGTTTGTTTTGGCTTAAGAAATTTATTTTTATTCTTTTCTATATTCTTTAGCATATCACTTGCTTTAGATTTTTTCTTATCTTGATCTTTTTGATACTTTTTACTATCAAAAGATTTTATTGCTTTCTTTTTATTTACCCCAGATTTTGTTTCATACTCTTGTTTTAGTGCAAGTTGATTAGCTGCTATCTGTTCTGAGGAATACTCAGTTATATTATCTGGGTCATACTTTAATCCAAGCTTATCCATTTTAGCTTTAGCCTTGGCATCTCCATCCATCATACCCTTAAAGAATTTATCCACCAGTCTAGTAAGACCTGAAGAGTTTTTAAGAACTTGTTCAACTTTACCTTCTATGGTTGCAGCAAGAGAATCATTACCTTGTGCTCTAGCAATAATAGCTGCTGCTCTCATGTCAGAAATAGCACCCATTTGAGAAACAGAGCCTACTGCTCCACCTACTGCCCCTAAACCTGGGCCACCTAAAGCAAGACCTGCTTGTGCAAGTTTTTTACCAGTCTTAGGATCAATCATTCCTTCTTGAGAATCATTTACGAACTGCGTAATAGACTCTGGATCTGACCAGTCTATATCGTCACCCCAGTTTTTAAATCCACCACCCTTAGGGGTAACAGTAGTAGAACCCCCACTACCACCTCCAGAACCACCAGAGCCACCAGTAGTAGGAGTTGTTGTTGTATCAGCCTGACCTGCGTCATAGTCTTTCTTTGGAATATATCCTTGTTCTATTAGTTGATCATACATTTTCTTTGTAGTGGCAAGCTGTTCTGCCATTGTGTCAGGATAAATCATAAGAACAGGAGTAAAGGCTTCTTCTATCTTTGGGCTGTCTGATAGAAAACTGTAGTTAGCATCATTGTATACAGTGGGAGTTGTTAACTCTGCTTCAGTCATTGTTGGAAGGTCATCATCCTCTTCAGTGGGTGGTTGTAGTCCACCTCCACTAAATCCTTTTGTGTTACCTACAGCCTGTGGTGCAGGTTGTGTATACATCTGTTGCTGTTGTAGATAAGGATTCTGTACTGTACCACCCTCTGCCATTCCTAGTATAGAGTTTACAGCAGCCTGTTCTTCAGGTGACAGAGGACTATCCCCCATCTTTGGACCACCATCAGGTACAGGTTCACCACCTATACGCCCATTAGCTTCCATCTCAGCTAGACCTATCTTAGCTCTTTCTCGTAGATCCTCAAAGAATTTAACTCCATAGTATCTGACAACATCAGCAGGAACAACATACTCACCCTCAGAGAGTTGAGCAGGAATGTCATCACGAACTTCTTCTGCAAGAGAACCAGGTGGTACTTCGTTTCCTGATACTGGATCTACATCCATGTCATCATCTATTATTCCACCCTCATCCATGAACGCCATTGTCATTTGTTCTTCCATTGCTAAACCACCTTCGTTAAATACTGTAGGGTTTCCTGGCCTACCTTTTATTTTAAGTTCTCTTATCTTTCTAATTCGTTCTGCAGGAACAAAAGAAGATGCTTTACCTGTTTCAGGGTCAATTCTTTTATCACCTAATTTAGCTTTTTTAGCCAGAACAAGAGGCCCAACTTGAATAACTTCCTCAGCTTCAAACACAGGCATCATTGTATCTTTATCATAAAAGAAACTATGTCGCTCTGGATTAAAACCTACTTGAATCCATTCTGGATCATCCATAAGAGTGAGGGCTTTTTCAAAAGCTTCTTCATCTGAAAGATCTTGCCACTCACCCTTCATGGTAGCAAAAGGTTTTTTTTCTCCTTTTGGCCCTGGTGTATTTTTGGCTACGTTCATGATATTTTCTACTTTACGAGCAGGATCTTTACCCTCAATAAAAAATTTTACATTTTTAAGAACAGCAGTTCTACCATACATATTTTTTCCTGCACCAGTAATTTGTGCAACCCAAATATCTCTTTTATTGTAGGCAGGAATATCTAATCTAGCTGCAACCTCTGCACCCTTCTCTAGATTATCTGTTAAACCAATAATACCTTTTGCAGCTTTGTTTTGACCCTGAGCATCTAAACCTCCAACCATGTCTTCATAAGAGGTAAACATGGTTTGTACATCTTCTTTAGTAAATTTTGTAGCAGGTTGATTTTTTCTAATGTATCTCCTGTATTCAGGCCCAGACATTTCTCCAGATTCGAGAGCCTCTACCTGTTCTTTAAACTTACGTGTTTGTCTTCTTTTTACTTCTTGTTTAGAAACCAAGTCTCTTGCTGCGTAATCTTTATCAGAATCAGATATACCTAATTCTTTTCTTTTATTTTTAACCCAAGCATCTCTTAGTTCTTGGTTTTCAATCATAGCTAATGCTTTTTTTGCATCTTCAGTTTTATCATAAAGTTCAGAAGTAACTTTTCTTATAATAGTTTTTCCTGCTTGACCAAGGCCAGGAACAAGACCTACAGCTTCACCTGCAACCATCATTCCTACTTTGCCATAGCTAGGATCATCCTTTCCTAACTCTTCTTTAATATCTGAGACAGTCATACCTGTCCCAATCCCAGGAGCCATACCTAGTACATTCTCAAGAGTTTCTGATTCCTCTACACGTTTTTTGTAGAATCCCTCAGGATCAGATCGCCTACGTCTGGACTCCATTTACTTCATCCCTTAAAAGTTTTAGTCTACGCAATGCTCTTGCTTCGCCTTGCAGTCTAAACAAGTCATCTGGTTTTAACGTTTGTTCTATTTGAATGTGAACATAGTTAAGTCTTCGATCTAGTTCCTCATTAAAAGAGTTCCAGATTTCGTTGTTGTTTACCAGTGGTTTTAAATTCATCCTTGGCCTTGTCCTGTATTAGCAGAAAAGCCTTGCTCACCTGGAGTAGGGGCTGTGCCTGTTCCTACCTGACCACCACCAGATCCTTGTGTGTCTTGGACCTGTGCCCCTGCAGGTGCTCCCTGTTGTGGGGGATTCACACCCTGCTGTGGTGCATTTGGATCTACTTCAGGTGGATTCTCTGCTTGAAATTTCTTTAAGATCTCAGCTTGTACTGCTGCATCTGACATTGAGTTTGTAAGTTTGTCAGGATCAAGATCCATAGACTTAGCAATCTCCCTGATAATATAATCCATTTTTGCAAAGGGTGCAAGTACTGGATTTTGTACAACACCAAGAAACTGCATAAGTCTTTGACTACGAACCTCGTTAGCCATCAAACTTTCAGTACCTTCAGCCTTAACTTCTAGATCACCCTTGATCTCTGTGTCGTAGTCAAACTGCATGTTAAAATGAAAGAAAGCCCTACCAAGAGGGCCAAGAAGATAGTCATCAACATTTTTTACTACTGTACGAATAGAGTTGTTAGCAGCAGACATAAGCATACTAATCCCAGAAGCAGTACGTCCTACTCCTGTGACTCCTGTTTGACCATGTGCAAATGAAGGAAGCCCAGTACTTTCATCAGCTAAGACTCTTGCCTTATCAAACATCTGCATGTTCTCGTTGCTGACGTTGGGGAACTTAGTGCCAAAGATACTTTGTCCAGGCGCACCCCCCATTCTGCGTAGGACTTTGCCAGGGTAGATAGATAGATCTTGACCTGGGGCTAAGTTTGTTTCGTCTACTTCGATTAAAAGATTACCAGACAGTGCAGCATTGTCTACACTCATTCTCATGAAACCATTCATAAGGGTCTGTGTATCATCCATGTTCTCTGCAATACCAATACCAAAGAACGAGTAAGGGTTTACCTCAAAAGGAACTGCGTAGTATGGTAAGATAGCAGGAGTAAATGGATTCATTACAAGACGTAGAACCTGACCATTACAGATCCAAATATTTACTGAAACTTGATCCTGATCTTTTAATTCTTTTGGAATATCTACTTCATGATCTTCAAGAATGTCTGTATCTACATAACCCCAGAACTCTAGTACAGAATATCTTTCTGCTCTAGTCTCTTGGTCTGCATCTTCCATGACCTGCTCCCACCACTTTTTAGTGTAGGACTCGCCAAGCTCTACTGCTTGATCAATAGCATTAGATCTGAAGAAAGGTCTGTTCTTTAAGTTTCTCATTTGAGAACGAGACATCTTGTGTCTCTCTATAACATACTCAGCCTCATCCATGTTATTAGCATCTGGGTCTGGGTAGAAGTTCCAAATAGAAACAGAAGAAGTTTGTGGTACAGTTTTAATAATTGGGCTGTAGTCACCATCATCTGACCAGTTAGGATATTCTTTATCAAAAGCAAATGGGCCTTTCATAATTCCTGTGCCAAACAATGCTGCTTCAAACGCTGCAATACGTAATTGCTTCTTAGCGTTTGATTCATCTAGTTGGTCATGTATTTTCTTTTCCATCTTCTTGGCTGCAACCATAGCAGGATGAAAAGTAATTCTAGTTGGAGTTGTCCCTGGACCTTCTTCGATCTGCTCTTCAACAGGTTCCAGTTTATTTGACAAACCTGCTAGTCTTTCCTTGAGGTCTATAATAGTTTCCCCAGGCTGTAGCTTTTGAGTTTGTGTGGAAGGGTCTTCTTTATTTGCTTTCTGTACCTGTGGGTCACTCTCAAAGTGAACTGTATCAGAGACACCATCTGGTATGACAGAAGGATTTATTGAAATAGGAAACTTGTTAGATCCAAACAAAACATCTACAATCTGGCTGTATGCAGCAAGAACTTTAGTCTTAGTTACTTTTACAAAGACACGAGACTTTTCTGTAGAGGTAAACTGAACGTCTGGTCCATAGATACCTCTGTAGTTTTGGTACGCCTTTATAAATCTTTGTTCGTCAGAGTATCTAGCCTTTTCAGCTTTTTGATAACGATCATCTACAAAACTAACAATTCTACCTACAGTTGGATCACTATAGACTTCGTTATCAGGTGCATCCTCTACATAGGAGGACGTAGCCTCATCCATAGATAATTCATCTGATTCAAAAATATCATCTTCTTCCATAGGTATTCCTTAATATCCAAATGTGCTATCTGAAGCCTGAAAGCCTGTGCGCTGCGATACAGGATCAAAATCAAATATGTTACTGCGTGGTCTCGTCATAATCCCATAACGTAGAGCATCATACAAGTGATCCTCTGCGTTGGTATCTACATCCTCAGGGTTTCTCTTGTCTAGAGGAATAGAGGGTAGCTGAGATATAAGATTAACGCAATTAGAAAATATGACAAGTCTGGGTTCCTCTGTAAACTCATCTACTTGTAAACGTCTGTGTAATTCATTCTTACCTGCTACACGAGAACCCTTTGATCTGTCTGAGGGTCTCCACCTGCAGCCCTTCATAATCATTTGTTCTGCTAGGCTAGGCCCAGTATCTCCACGATTATGCCAAAGAGAAGAATCAAGAACACCATACTTAATCTTCTCTCCATCTTCAATGTCCAGGATCATGTCAGCCAAATCAGTGGCAATTATCTTAGAAACATATAGCTCTCTGTACACAATTAGCTGTTCAGACCCTGGAACAACTGCGAACCAGACTACTCCTGTGTAAGATCCATACCCATAGTCACATGCCCTAAATCTAGTCCAGTTACTAGGAATGTCATATGGATCTACAACATGAATACGTCTGTTAAACTCTGGAAAGGCTGCGCCCTCGTTTATATCCCAGTCACCCTCAAGTAGTTGTCTACGTTGGTGCTCTGGTAGTGAGAGTAGGTTTGCCTCGTACATCCCATCCTCAGATAGGTAGGGATTATCAAATAGAGTAGCAGGAATAAACTTACGCTTAAATAAGGGTTCACCCTCTCGTGTGTGTCCCTTAGGCCAACGTATGACTTCACCATTTTCATCTGTAGCCCAGAATGGTTTGTCTGGGGTGTGAGGGTCAATGAAGTGTTTTTTTACCCACTGATGTCCTGGACCTCCTGGGTTTGAGGTTGCCCTCATGTACAAAGGAAGTCCACTTGCTTTTGTAGTACGTAGTCGTGAACGCATATAGTTCCAGGCATAACTGGTAGGCCACTGCGTTAACTCATCGAATCCAATCCAGTTAAAGGCTTGACCCTGGTATCTCATAACATCATCATCACGATCAAGATATGACATC